ATTTTCTTCTCTTTGGAAGGTATCTTCTGTACCTACTGCTAATCGTTCCGGGCAAAAGTTTCATAATCTTTCTGTCCAGAAACAAGGTTGGGTTCTGGATAAAGACTATGAAGTCGCCAAGCGTATCTATGAGACTGTTTCATAACTTTTATATGTTACGGAAACTCGCAAGTTTCATAGATAGCAAAGGTTCTATTTCTAAGTTATATAAGGAATAGAACCTAGGTGGATGACTTTGCTACTGAGTTCCCAGCAAAGTTGTCCACCGATTCTTAATGAGATAGCTGCCTGAGGGTGCGACGGCGCTGTTAGTATTTCCTTTTAGGAAGCATTAACTTAAAGAGGCAAACGAGGCCAGTGTGATACTTGTGAAGTAACCGTACTCGTGCCTAACGTACTTACTACGGGATACCTACCCGTAGTAATGGGGCACTACATGGAGGTGCGGTGGAAGCATAAAAATATCGGCTTGGGAACGCACGACTTAGACACGTAAGGTTTGGTTGTCTTTGCTGAATCCATGGATAACAGCAAAGGGAGGTAAGGCAGCTATCTCATTAAAAATATGTTATTTTCAGAAAGTGAATGAAAAAGCTTTCATTACAAAAATTCATCGGGCCCTGGATCCATTTATTTATAAATGGAAAATTAACGATCCCTACCATGGAGGTGTTCCTGATGTGTACTATGCCGGTCCAGAAGCCTGGTGTTTTGTAGAATATAAGTACAGACCAGTACTACCCGCTAGAGAAACATCTAAGCTTAAATTTAATCTTAGCCCCCAACAAAAAAACTGGTTAGAAACTCAACACAATTTTAAAATACCAGTTTTTGTAATAGCAGGCTGTGAAGATAAAGCTATTATGACTGTAGATTTTGATTCAATTAATCACTATACAAAAAGGACTTTTCTAAATAGTGCAATTCCAATCACTACGCTTATAGTCAATTTAGAGCAATATTGCCTAAAAGGGATAAGTATAAGTACTTGATATTAAAGGAATTAGTAATTCTAAGGGAAGGAGAGCTCCTATACAAGCTTAAAAGACTACCCTTACCCCTCGTACTAAAACTTTGAGAAAAGCCTTCTAAGAGGCTAAGGATGCCTCTCTTTCTACAATTTAAGCCTTTCCTGCATTCTTGTTCCTACGGAAGGAACGATTTGAACTCGCAGTTCTAACCTGGGTGTTTCCAGCTTTGTTATTCCTGGGATTACCATCAACATGATGTACATCTTTCCCATCCCCTTTCCTTACTGCTCCTGTACGTAGAGCACCTCGTCTAGCTGTATTACGTGCAGCTCGTCGTGCTATTTGTTCAGGTTTACCCTGATACCTATCGTATTCTTGTCTATAATTACGAGCCATCTAAAAACTCCTCAAATTCAGCACTTCTATTTCTAAGAGCATTTGCTAATGCTGCTCTTCTTCTCGTATAGTAAGTAATAGATTTACTTGGTAGATCTTTTGCATAGCCTATATTAAAAGCAAGAACTTCTATAATTTTATAAACCTTACCTATTAATTTATCGTCATTAGGAGTAGGTGTTGTAGCAGTTATAATTGAAGCAACTACAACTATAATACTAAGTATGCTTAGTATTTGAAAAAACATCTTGAGCTCTCCTTAAACAGTATAAACTCTTAAAGGTTTTTCTTTACCTTTAACTATTATATCTTTTACATATTTTAAATCTATACGACATTTATTTGCCGTTTCCTCCCCTATCAAAATATTCACTCCCACTTCCTTTGTGGCTGATTCATAGCGTGCTGCCTCATTGACGGCATTTCCGATAGCGCTAAAATCGAATCGCGTATCTGAGCCCATGTTTCCTACAACAGCCGGACCTGTTTGTATCCCTATACCAATAACAATATCTTCTTCCATACTTTCATTTAATTTTTCTATACGTTCTTGAACTTCTATAGCAGCTTGAACTGCCTTAGTAGGATGATCTGGTAAATCTAAAGGACTCCCCATAATTGCAAAACAAGCGTCCCCAATAAATTTATCAATCATTCCTCCGTAGCGTTGAAATACTTCAACTTGAATAGATAAGGTCTTATTCATAATCTCAGTAACTTTTTCAGGGCTCACTCGTTCAGACAAAGCAGTGAATCCTCGTAAGTCAGTGAATATGTACGTACAGTTACGGAGCTCACCTCCCAGATTTAGTAATGCAGGATTATCTTGTAAACGCTTAACCTGTCTAGGATCCAGATAATGTTCAAACTGTTTCTTAATCTGTTGACGCAGAAGATATTGCTCTCGGAAGTTAAACCAGAACTGCTCTCCAGATAATAATAGCAAACAAATAATAGGCCAAGTAACATCAACTAATTGATTTTGTTCAATAAGATATCTACCCGTACCATAAAGTCCAAGTAACATACCCCCTACAGTTACAGCTGACCATGTTACATTACACTTCTGCAGAGATGCTATAGTAATTGTACAGACTAATAAAAGAAGTCCAAGCTCATATAACAAACGATTACCTGGAATACTTGGACTATCTGCAATTAAAAGACTTTCAGCCAAAGCGGCCTGAATATAATGTGGATTTAATAGCCCGACGGGTGTTGCTAATTGAGGCATTACACCTGCAGCGCTTGTACCTATGAAGACAAATTTACCCTCTACTTGTGGATCTTGATACGACGTAGTGGGAGTATCTACCCAAGAGATCCACTTCCGTCCAAACCTATCTGTAGGAATTACTCCTAGAGCTGGAATTCTAATACTTTCGATGCCGTCTTTATTTGTACGAATTTGATAACTTCCTTCTCCGCCACTGATTGTAACTGTAAGGGCCTTTAATACTTGAGTTGCAAATGAAGCAATCCAACCATCAGGAACCCTAGAAATAAGAGGTATCTGCCGTATAAGATTGTCTACATCCGTAGGAGCTGAGACCGCTCCTTGTAAAGCATATTCAGTAAGTTGCTCTACATTTACAAGGAATCCCGGAGCAGAAGTGTAATACAGAGGATCCTCTCCAAGAATAACGGTTCTATCCACTTCTGGATATTGACCATTAGAATACTCAGACATTGCTAATACATTTATGCCCTGGCTAAGACTTGTAGCAAAAGCTTCATCTCCACCAAAGCGATCAGGCTGAGGAAACAATATTACCCATCCAACTCCCAGAGCCCCCTGTGCTATAAGTTCGTCCTGAAGGGAAGCCAACGTATGCCTGGGAAAAGGCCAACCTCCCTCACGAGCTATATCTTCCTCAGTAATATCAAGTATTACAAAGTGCCCTGAAGGGGTAGGTTGTGTAATAAAAGCATCAAAGGTTTTGAGACGAAGGATCTCTAAAGCCGACCAGTTTAATAGAAGAGGAAGAGTAAAAAGGGCTGTTGTAATCAACCCTATTTTTGTACCAATTTTCATTAATCAAACTGATTAACAGTAATCGTTTTATTACAGCTCGAGGTGCAATCCAACACTACTGTATAGTTCTTGACCGTCGTTCCCGTTTGAGTTGCGTTGACAGTGTAATTACCCTGTTCCACTCTAATATTGCCAACGTGTGCGCCGTCACCTGATTGCGTAAGATTGACCGTTGAGTTGTCAGACGGGTTGTTGCGGAATTCAATATCCCCGTCTTTATTTCCAGAGCCAGATTGAGTGATCGTGGCATCGTTATTGTTACAATTTGAGCAACTCTTGATATAGGCATTGTGATTGCCCGATCCTGATTGAGTAGCTGTCCATGTTGAGTCACTTCCAAACGCATAGAATTTAGCGTAGTGATCGCCCACCTGGCTAATTGTATATACGTTATCATCTCCACTCATATAGATTTCACCGTAGTTGTCATCACCAGTTTGGGTGATGGTCATTTCGTTATCGTTCTCGTCAGCGTCTATGTAACCGACATTTGAAGATCCATTCTGAGTAATCGTATATTGATTTGATTGATGATTCGTATACTGTGAATAGGCTTTTGCAAGATTATCATCGCCTGTCTGAGTCAGCCGAATGGTGGCGCTGGAACAAGTGTGAGTGTCATAGGTTCCGTTACTTAGACCACACCAAACACGAGACACATTCCCCGATCCAATCTGATCAATATAGACATTGCTATTACCTTTTAGATCAATCTCGACAGAGTTGTCTGCAGCC